TGGGCATCTGGTTTTGGTGATGTTCGTTTATCACAAGCAGAAGTTCAGGCTAGATTTGGTATCACTGATTGGGGTAATGCTCGTCAAATTACTGTAGAATCTACAGCAACACAAGTTGGTCAATCAAGAACTGGTGTTAAAACATCATTAGTTACAAAAATTGATAGACAGGTAGTTGGAGATCGTGTTCTTTCAACTGCTGCGATTCCTTACATTAGATCTAGAAATGTTTTAATCCAAGTACAGAAATTAAAACCAGGTACTCGTTTCTATCCATTCTTTGACAACATTAGTATTGCTTCTTATTGCACTCCTGCATCTAAAATAACATATACTCCAGTTTCTGGTGCGTTTAATACTGAAACTAATGTGGGTGGTCTTGCATCAGGTTCTGCTCGTCGCATTAATGGAGATTCACAAGTATGTTTAAATCGTGGTGATGTTATCACAGGTGGAACATCTGGTGCTACTGCAGTTGTAGTCGGCAAAGAATTTAATCCAGATACTAATGCATATGCATTATATGTTGTTAATATCGTTGGAACATTTAGTTCTACTGAAACAATCACTGGATCTGTTTCTGCTGCTACTGGTACTGTTGGTACTATAACAGTTGCCTCTCTTGGCGGTAATTTGGTTAGTAACTTTAATGGTGATATACAATTATTGTTTAATATCCCAAATACAGACGCATTAAGATTCCGTTGTGGTACTCGTGAATTTAAACTTGTTGATGTGTCAACAGCTGATGGCGAGTTTACTTCTCGTGGTCGTGCAAATTATCGTGCTGAAGGTATCCTAGAAACTCGTCAACAAACAGTTCACTCAGTTCGTAATGCAGAACTAGTAGAAGAACAGGTTTCAGAAAATCAAGTTATCGTTCAAACATCAGATCGTATTGTTGCTGATACAGGATGGTGGGATCCTCTTGCTCAAACATTCTTAATTGAACAAAAGGGTGGTTGCTTCTTATCTAAGGTAGATATTTTCTTTGCGACCAAAGATGAAAAAATTCCAGTTATGCTAGAAATTCGTGAAGTTGTAAATGGATATCCTGGAAAGCGAGTTCTACCATTTAGTCGTGTCACATTAAAACCAGAACAGGTAAGTTTATCTGCTAACACTGTAACACTTGATGGTGTATCAGTTAATAAGTATGATACTGCTACAACATTTACATTCCCTTCTCCAGTTTATGTACAGGAAAATACAGAGTATTGCATTATCTTAGCATCAGATTCAAACGCATATAAAGTTTGGATTTCTCAAGTTGGTGAGCAAATGCCAGGAACTGCTCGTACCATTTCTGAACAACCATATCTTGGCTCGTTGTTCAAATCACAAAATGCTTCTACTTGGACAGCTGATCAAACACAAGATTTAAAATTTGTTTTATATCGTGCTAAATTTGATACAAGTGTTCAGGCTAATGTTGAGTATGTAAACGATTTAATTCCTCTTCAAACTTTAGGCACAGATCCATTTGAAACACGAGTTGGGCAAACCAAAGTTCGTGTCTGGCATGACAATCATGGTATGACATCTGGATCTCGTGCAACAATTAGTGGTGTTGCTGCAGCAGTAAACGGTATTCCAGCTGCAGAATTAAATACAACACATGTTATTAGCGATGTAGATTTAGACTCTTATGTTGTTACTGTGGCTACTACTTCTGCAACTGCTTCTGGATATGGTGGTGGCTCTGTAGTTAAAAGTTCAAGAAATCTACAGTATGATGCAGTTCAACCAGCAGTTCAAATTCAGACCTTCTCTGAAACCCAAGTTGATTTTGGAATTAAAACTACTACTGGTAAATCTGTAGATTCAACTACTCAAACCGCTTATGTACAAGATGCATCTTTTAGCGGAATTCTTGCAAATGAAACTAATTATTTTACTGCTCCAAGAATGATCGCATCTGAAGTTAATGAAACCAATTCTTTAAGTGGAAACAAATCTGTAACAATGAATGTTACATTTAGCAGCACAAATAACGCACTATCACCAATTCTTGATACACATCGTACAAGTATGATTGTTATTAATAACAAAATTAATGAACCATCAGAAACTAATATGAATGTGGCTGGTCTTGACTATAATGTTATCTTAAATGGTCTTTCTGGTGTTACAGTTGCAGGAAATCAGATCACTACTTCTACTAGAAACGCACAATTTAAGACAGCCACTGTTGGTAAGTATCTAACAATTGCTGGAGCGTCTTCTGGATCAAGCACTCGTTTGATTACTGCTGTTGCCTCAGATGGTAGTTCTATTACTTTCTCTGCAGCACCAGATGCAATTAGTGGTAATGCTACTTTAACTCAGCGTGAAAGATTCGTTGATGAGATCGCTCCAATCGAGTCATCAAGTTATAGTAAATATGTAACTAAGACTGTTAATTTGGCAAATCCTTCTAATTACTTAAGAGTTCGTTTTGCTGTTAATTTACCAGCAGAAGCGTCAGTTGAAGTTTATTACAAAACTGCTGTCGTTGGATCTACAGCGTCATTTGACTCTGTGCCATATACTTTAATGACAGTTGACACACCTATTGTTAATTTTAGTAATGGAACAGACCGATTTGTTGATGCTAGTTTTTCTGAGGCAGATATGGAAGCATTTGACGCAGTTAAATTAAAACTAGTCATGAAGTCAGATAATAGTTCTGAAGTTCCAAGAATTAAAGATCTTCGTGTAATAGCGTGTGCATAATGGAATTTGTTAAAATACAAGATAGTGATAGTCTGATTAGAGATTTGTCTAGCGGTGCGGTGATAAATACTAATACAACAGACTATCAAAACTATCTTGCTAGAAAAAATTCTTCTAAAGACATGAAGCAACAAATTAAACAAAACTCTGATAAGATTGAAAAGATCGAATCAGATTTATCAGAGATTAAGCAATTGCTTATTACTCTTATTAATAAGGAACGATAATGGCAGTAATCGTATTACGATCAGTTAAAGGCAGTCCGCTTACGATTGCAGAGGCAGATGCTAACTTTACCAATCTAAACACTGAGGTTGGAACTAAACTAGATTCTGCAACTTATACTGCAGCAGATGTTTTAAGTAAACTTCTTACTGTTGATGGATCAGGATCTGGTATAGATGCTGATTTACTAGATGGTAGAAATTCTGCTACGGCAAATACAGTAAACACTGTTGTTCACAGAGATAGTTCTGGTAACTTCTCTGCAGGAACTATTACTGCAACTTTGGTTGGAAATGTCACAGGAAATCTTACAGGTAATGTAACTGGAACCGTAACTGGTAATGCAACTAATGTGGATGGTACTGTAGCAATAAACAATGGTGGTACAGGTGCAACTACTGCTGCAAATGCTCGAACAAATCTTGAGTTGGGTACTATGGCAACTCAAGCGTCTAACAGTGTATCAATTACTGGTGGTTCTATTGCTGGAATTACAGATTTAGCAATTGCTGATGGAGGCACTGGTGCATCCACTGTTACTCAAGCGAGGACTAATCTTGGATTAGTTCTTGGTTCAGATGTTCAACCATTCTCTAATAATTTAACTGCACTTGCTGCTATAACAACTCATGGTCTGTTTGTTAAAAATGCTGCAGGTACGGCATTAACAAGAAGTATTGCAGCTGGTGGTTCTATAACAGTAACTAATGGTGATGGAGTTTCTGGTAATCCTACTATTTCATTATCAAGCACTCCTGAAGTTTCTGCAATTATTAAAACAGGAACTAATGGCTCTGGTAATATCGGTCAAACTGGTAATCGTTTCGGCACTATTTTTGGAACTGCCACCACTGCTCAATACGCTGACTTGGCAGAAAAATATACAACTGATGTAGAGTATGAAGCGGGAACTGTATTGGCAGTAGCAATTAATGGTGACGCAGAAGCAACTCAAACATGGCAGTCTGGACAAAGAGTTCTTGGTGTTATTTCTACTAACCCAGCATTCTTAATGAATGACGACGCAGATGGTCAAGCCATTGCACTTCGTGGTCGTGTTCCAGTTAAAGTTATTGGTCCAATTCGCAAAGGACAGCCATTAATCTGCAATCAAGATGGTAAAGGTATGTATGGCGATACTAGCAATTCATTTGCAATAGCATTAGAGACAAATGAAGACGCTAATGTTAAACTTGTTGAATGTGTGATTTTATAATGATTCATGATAACTCAACCAATCGTCTTTCATAAGACAAATGTATCTCTTTCAGATATACTAATCCCAAAAGATTTGGTGGTCTATCTAAAGACCACTGAAACTTGTCAACTTAATTGCCAACACTGTTTTACAAATGGTGTCAACGGTAAGAAGATATACTTTAATCCCCAAAGCACAGTAGAGTGGTTCGAACGACTGCATGAAGAATGTCCATCTTTTAATGGTGGAAATATTACATTCCACGGAGGAGAACCATTTCTTGCTCCACTAGATGATATGTACTATGTTTGGGATAAGGTTTCTAAACTATTTCCTAATCTTAACTGGTCGTGCTCGACTAACCTATGCTTTAATTTAACAGAAGACCACTTGCAAAACTGTAGTAGATGCTGGTCATAATATTACACTGAATATTAGTCTGAACAAAGAGTTAATGCAAATGGATACCACTGAGTTAGTTCTCTGGCTCAATACTTTAGGTGTTAATTGGGTGCAGTTTGAAAGACTAACCCACGATGGTTCTGCTCTAGAAAACACCCATATTTTTCCTAGAAATAAAGATCAAGACGACTGGTTTATTAGGATGCACGAAACCTATCAGACAATAAAACCTAAATATAAAGATGTCCTACTGGAAGGTGTCTATTCCTCTATAACTAAAGGAATACATGGTGGAGTTCGTTGTAGAGATTGTGAACAGAAGATCTTTACAATCAATGCCGATGGAACTGTGGCTGGGTGTCCAAATGCTGCAGTGGGTAATGGATTTGGGGATATATTTCAACCTATTAGAAGTCTACTCTCTGCCAGAGGAAGAATAAATAACATTACATGCGAGATAGAAAGAGACCCTCGTTGCTATACCTGTGATGTATTTGATATCTGTAATAGCGACTGTCACCAATTAAAATGGCAGGAAGATGTCTGTGCAGCACCGAAAACATTAATGCAAAGGTTAAAGAATGACAACAGCTGGCGATAATATAACAAAAGCGAATATTGTTGCTTCAATGGAAGCTATTAGAAATACCTATAATACAGGTATTGTGTGGCACAGTGGCAACCAACCCTTTCAAACAGACATTACTGGTGGTGATGCTACTGGATATGCAACAGGTTCTTTTAGTTCTGATATTTCTGACGCTAATGTTACTGCTTCTACAATAGTGGCTAACTTTAGAGGATATGCTACTTTGTTGTCTAGGAT